CAGGTGGATGTATGAGTTTTGAGGTAGCATTGTCAAGGGTATTATCAGCAGGACTTAGAACAGGATTAGGATTAGAATACGCATTAGACCAATTAAAATCAACTCCAACTTGTGCTAGTTATGCTGTGAGGAAAGCAATGAAAAATGATACCAGTAAAGGTAATTGTTGTCCTAGCGGAATAGCAAATGCATTAAGACATATGCAGGATGAAATCAATAAAGAGTTAGGAATAACAGGAGATAATAAAATAACTATGCCTACTATAGAATTTGGTATTATTGAACATGAATCAAGGTTGACAAATGAACAAAGTAAATATTTAGAAAAAAATGGAGAAATTGCATTTGCAAAAAAGTATAGATTATGTCCACAATGTATAGAGGAATTAAATAATCTTGAAGGTTGTTTAACATGTTCTAGCTGTGGATTTACTAAATGTGGTTAAAAGGAGGACAATATGGAAATAAACGTATATGTTGAAAAGTGTAGGGAAGATATTGAATTGCCAACTTATGCAAATAAATGGGATGCAGGAATGGATATAAGGTCAGCAGTAGATGTATTAATTTATCCAAAACAAACTTTAGTTATTCCAACAGGATTAAAGTTTTCAATCCCTATATTTTATGAAATACAAGTTAGACCCAGAAGTGGATTATCATTAAAAACTCCACTTCGAATAGCAAACTCTGTTGGTACAATTGATAGTGGATATAGAGATGAAGTTGGAATTATCATAACCAATACTTCTGAAACACATTGGCATTGGAGTAGTGAAGCTGTAGAAGAAAATGATACGTTATATTATTTAACAGAAAAAGATAATAGAAATGGTATATACCACATAAAAAAAGGTGATAGAATAGCACAAATAGTATTAAAACAAGTTCCAATCATTAAGTGGGTAGAAACTGATGATATTAATAAATATGGAATTAATAGAAAGGGTGGCTTTGGTAGCACTGGTATTACATGATGATAGACTTTCAAAAATTTTCAAAGTTAAAGTTAAAATATTTTATTAAACTATATAGATTAACTCCACTTGTTAGAATTATTATTTCAAAAAATAATTTTAGAAATGCTTTAATTGAATATCATAGTAGAAAGTATAAATAGGTGAATAATGAAAGTTGAAATTTTAGGTATTAATGGAACATGGAGAGATATAGCAAATTCAGCAAATACAACAATTAATAAAGAAGCAGGGGATAAAGAAATATCCTCTGCTTGGAAGACCAAAATATTATATAGCGAACATTCTCCTATTAGACAATTAGTTGTTAAATGGAAATGGCATGATTTAAAATCATGGGTATCTACTCATTTGGTTAGACATAAATATGGAATTGAACATTACGTTAGTACACAGCGAAGTGATAGGACTAAAGTGAACAGAGATTCATTAACACAAGATGCTTTGGTTGTACATGAGTGTCACGCTAACGCACAAGCTATTATTAATATATCAAAAGTGAGATTATGCAAACAAGCTTCAATAGAAACTAGAGTTGCTTGGCAAACATTTTTAGATGTTTTAGAAGTATATGAACCTGAATTAGTAAGTGCTTGTGTACCTACTTGTATTTATCGAGGATTTTGTCCAGAGTTTAAATCATGTAGATTTGATAAAAATTGGGATTTTTACAATAAGTTATATAATTATAGAGGGAAATTAGAATTATATGATAAAAATCAAATAAACAAAGGGTGATTTTTATGAAAGTTAAATTTGTTTGTGAAACATGTTTATCTCAATATGATGATGAAGATAGTATTTATTCATGCACCAGATGTGGTCGTGAAATATGTGATATGTGTCAGATATATTCATTTGAAAAGCGTGAAATGTATTGTGATGATTGCATATTATTATTTGATGAAGAAAATGTATAATATTATTATTGACATGGTATACTAGGTGTGAAATAATGAATACATCATTACAAGTATCAAGAGCGTTGTATTTTTACTCCTAAAGAAAACCATATGAACAAAGAGAAAGGGTACTAACCCTTTTTCTTTTTGCTACTATATTGAAATAAAGGAGTGTTATTTATAAACTATACAGTATTTCATTTACATGATGATTATAGTAACTGCAATGGATATTCAGACAGTTGTACAAGTTATAAGAATTTTATAAAATTGGCTAAATCACAAGGTATGACAGCGATAGCATTTAGCAATCATGGGAATATATATGATTGGGTTTTAAAAAAGAAGATGTGTGATAGTGTTGGTATTAAATATATACATGGTGTTGAGTTATATTTATGTAATGATTTGAAAGATGATTTTAGAGGGTGGCATATTTGTCTATATGCTAAAAATTTAGATGGAGTGAAGGAGTTAAATAAATTAGTTTCTTTAGCATCATCTAAAGGTAAATTAGAAGATAAGTCAGATAGACATTTTTATTTCCATCCTAGAATATCAATTGATGAACTATTTCAGACAAGTGCCAATATCATAGTAACTACAGCTTGTTTGCAATCTATTTTATCAAGATTATATTTTAAATCTAAACACAATATTGATATACAGAATTTAATACATAGTTTTCTAGGATATATGTCTCAACACAAAAATAAATATTTTCTTGAAATACAATACCATAATCATCCTGAACAAATAGAATATAATCAATTCCTATATAAAATGAGTAAAATATATAATCTACGGCTAATTGCTGGAACAGATACACATTCTAGTAATTATTATAAGGCAGAGTGCCGTAAGATTTTACAGAAATCAAAAAGTAGTTTCTACGGAGATGAAGACGCTTTTGATTTAACTTGGAAATCATATAGTGAACTTGTTGAAGCTTTTAAAATTCAAAATGCTTTACCAGAAACAGTATATACAGAAGCAATAAATAACACAAATGTATTTGCTGATTTAATTGAAAATTTTGATTTAGATTTAAGTTTTAAATATCCTAATCTTTATGGTTCAGAAGCTTCAAAATTGCTGAAATTAGCCATTAATAAAAAGTATCAATATAAAATCACTAATGGTATCATCAAAACAGATTTAAGCCTATATTTAGAGCGAATACGACATGAGTATGATGCGTTCGAAAAACAGGGTATGCAAAGCTTCATTCTTTTTATGTCTGAACTTGTAGATTACTGCAATGCTAATAATATTCCATATGGATTTTGTAGGGGTTCGGTAGGTGGTTCACTTATAGCATACATATTAGACATTATTGATGTGGACGCAATACAATGGGGAACTGTATTTTCTAGGTTTTGTAATGCTGATAGAATTAGCCTTGGAGATATTGATATGGATTTTGACCCATATGATAGAAAAAAGGTATATGAATGGATTATAAGTAAATTCACATCACCTAAAACATCATATATAGCACAATTTGGAACTTTAAAGGACAGAGCTACAATTGATGTATTAACAAAAGGATTGGAATATGAAAATTTAGATAATGTTATGAATATTAAAAATAATTATGAATCAATACTTCATGACTATTCTAAAATACTATTAGAAGAAGTTAACTTTGAAGAACATGATGAAATCAATGGAATTGATTTTGACTATCATGATGAATATATCAATATAATTCGTAATCAAAACGCTATACATACTCTCAATATTTTAAAATCCAAAATTGATTGGTTAAAATCTGAACATAAAGATTTGTTTTATTATTTTGAAGGAATAAAAGGTACAATAATTTCAAAAGGTAATCATCCTTGTGGAATTATTGGTTCACCTATTACACTAGCAGATAACTTAGGAGTATTTTATAAAGATGGAGATATAACAAAGCCTGTTTCTGTTTGTGCAATGAAAGCAGTTGACTATTTAAACTTTGTTAAGTTTGATATTTTAGGATTAAAAACGATTGGTATTATTAGTGATACTTACAAATATATAAACTCTCATTATTTAAAATCGCATGAAATTGATTGGAATGATGATAAAGTTTGGGATAATATGATTGAACATAAAGTTGGAGTTTTTCAATTCGAAGGTAGTGATTATGCTCATGATTTATTAAAACAGTTTAAGCCTAGAAAAATCAATGATATGTCTTTGGTTAATGCATCATTAAGACCATCAGGTGCATCATATAGAGATAGATTAATGCAAAAAGAATTTAATAAAAATCCATCAGAAATCATAGATAATTTATTAAAGGATAATTGGGGATTTTTAGTTTATCAGGAAGATACCATTAAATTTTTAACTGAAATATGTGGTTTTACTGGCTCAATGGCAGATTCTACTAGAAAGGCAATCGGAAAAAAAGACATTTGTTTACTTAATGAACAGTTGCCTAAAATTATTGAAGGTTATTGTAATACATCTAATAAACCAAGAGATATTGCAGAACAGGAAGTTAAACAATTTATACAAATTATATCTGATAGTTCCAATTATCAATTTGGATTTAATCATTCAACAGGATATAGCATGAATGGTTATGCTTGTGTTAGACTTAGAACATACTTCCCATTAGAGTTTACAACAGCTTACCTAAATAGAGCAGACAATGAAGATGATTTAAAAGCAGGATGGGAATTAGCAAAATATTATGGATTTAAACTTGTACCAATTAAATTTAGACATTCTAATAATAACTATTCCTTTAATAAAGTAACACAATCAATTTATAAGGGATTATCATCTGTTAAAGGTTTTGGTACAAAACATGATTTAGCAGGAGAGTTATTACAATTCAAAGATAAAGTATATGATAATTTTTTTGAATTGCTATCAGATATAAAACAAAATACAAGAATTGATTCAGGTCAAATTCAGATATTAATTAAATTAGATTTTTTTAATGAATTTGGACATATTAATCAATTATTAAACTTTTTTGATATATTCCAAAACTTATATGGAAGAAAAGAAATAAAAAAAGACAAACTCTTAGATTTAAAATTAAATGAAACTATTATGAAAAATATTGAAAAAAAAGAAACTGAAAAAATGTATAAAAATTTTAATTCAATGGAACTCATGATAAGTGCTGGAAATCATTCCAATTATAAAAATACTAATCCACTTAAAAAATTAATTTATGAATTTGAATACTATGGATATATGCAATCAATATACAATGCACCTGATAATATATATATAATAAGTCATATTGATACAAAATATACTCCTAAATTAAACGCATATAATATCTCTACAGGAGAAGAGAGAGTGTTTAAAATTTATAAAAATAAGTTTTATTCTAAAGCTAATTATGATAATCCTATTTCTACTGAATTAATTCAACTATTTGATGTTATTCATATTTTATCAATTAAAGAGAAGAATAAAGCTATCAAGATTAATAATGAATGGGTGGAAACTGATGAAAAGGAATATTTTATTGAGAATTTTAAACTAGTTTTTTCTAATTCTACTTGACATAATTATTCATATATATTACTATTGTGACTATACTATATTAAAATAATGAGGTGATAATTTGTCCAGAAAACTTGCAACAATTCAAACCATATCAGATATTCAACCTATTGAAAAAGCAGATAAAATTGAAGTAGCAACTGTTTTAGGTTGGAAAGTAGTTATTAAAAAAGGTGAATTTCAAATTGGAGATAAGGCTATTTATGTTGAAATTGATTCAATTTTACCTGATAAACCAGAGTTTGAGTTTTTAAGAGATAGAAAGTTTAGAGTGAAAAGTGTAAAATTTAGAGGACAAATAAGCCAAGGCTTATTGTTACCAACATCAATGGTTGGTAATCATTCTTATAAAGTGGGTGATGATGTTACACGCATCATGTCAATTACTAAATATGACCCTGAATTAATTGAAGAACAATCTATTACAAATGACAAATCACTATTATATAATAATCCAATATATAAATATTTAAAGAGATATAAATGGTTTAGAAAGATGTTTATTATTAAACAAAAATCTACTTTTCCAAGCTTTATTAAAAAGACTGATGAAGAGCGTATACAAAATATGCCATCTATGTTATGGAAAGAAGCTAATACACAATTCATTGTGAGTGAAAAATTGGATGGATGTTCAGCCACCTACTATTTAGTTAAAAATAAAAATAAATTTAAATTTTATGGGAGTAAATATACATTTGGAGTATGCAGTAGAAATATGGAATTAAAAACTCCTGATAAAAGCGCATATTGGAATATAGCAAGAATTTATAATATTGAATATGTTTTAAAACAATTAATCAGTAATCATGATTATGTTATATTACAGGGTGAAATTATTGGAGATAAAATCCAAGGGAATAAGTATAATATTTCTGGTATTGATTTTTATGGTTTCAATATTATTTATCCTACACATCAGGAATATATGCAATCAGCTCAATATTCACTAAATAATTATGGAATGAAGCATGTACCCATTATTAATAAAGATTTCAGATTACCACTAGAAATGAATGAAATGCTTGATTGTGCGAAAGGTAAATCTGTTTTAGCAGATGTTGAAAGAGAAGGTATTGTAATCAGGGATTATACAAATAAAATATCTTTTAAAGTAATCAATAATGATTTTCTTTTAAAGCATAATTTATAATATTAAAATACTAAGGAGATGTAACTATGGCTACACTTAATTACAGATTAGCAGTTGACGCAACAAATTTAGATGAATTTTCACGAGAAGCATTAGACACTTTATCATTTGATTTAATGCAGACAATTGATAAAACTATCAGAGAAAGGCTTGTTGAACATGATGTGATACCAGAAAGACTATCAGTTAGTGATATTACTGATTTAGATGATGAATATGAAATTGCAGATTATGACGAATGTGATTGTGACGAAGATGATATGCCATATGAGTGTTTAGAAAAAGTAATTCAAACATTCAATGTTGATGATATAGTTGAAGAATTGGAAGAAAAAGATGGAGTTGAAACACAATATTGGTGTTCAGATACAGGGCATGTGGAAGTATTTACAATAATGGTTCAACATGAAGAAGAGGAAGACATTTGATATGGAAAATGCTGGTAAAGAGTTTGAGAAGGATTTTAAAAAAAGTGTTCCAATACAAGCATACTATAATCGTATTAAAGATTCTACAAACGCTTGGAGTAATACTAATAACGATAGTAGAATACGCTTTACTCCTTCTAATCCTTACGATGCTTATATTTTTTATTCTCCTTTGTTCTTCGCATTAGAGTTAAAATCTACAAAAGGAACTTCGTTTTCATTTGATAGTAGAACTCCAATGATTAAATTTAATCAAATCAAAGGGTTAAGAGAAGCTTCACAATTCAACAAAGTAATTGCAGGATTTGTATTTAATTTCAGAAATGTAGGCAGAACTTATTTTTTAAATATTGTTGATTTTGAAAAATTTACAAGTTCAACAGATAAAAAAAGCATTAATGAAATGGATATAATTAAAAACAAAGGATTGCTAATAGAATCCAGAACATTACAAATAAGGACAAAATATGATATTGGAAAATTTATTGAACATTTTCTTGAAAAAAGTGATATAACAAATGAAGCATAGGCATTGTAGCAGTTCGGTTGAACTGCTATTTTGTATTATAACACAGAATTATATTGCAAATTTTCCCGATTGATGCTAAAATGAGGTTGATTTCAAAAAAGAATAGCAAGAAGCCCTGTGTTTACTCTCTCAAAATTGTTTACACAGGACTCATTAAGAGGTTCTTATTAACTTCTAGCGACATTATATACAATATTCCGCTATAAGTCAATAGGAAAAATAAAAAAACCTCTTGGAATTTGCTATTCGATAAAAATACAAATAAGAAAAGGGGTTATTTTTATGTCAGATTACTTCTATGCTCATGAATCTAAAAAATGTTCAAGCTTTATGATTCCAAAAGAACTTTTTACAAACTCACATTATGCCCAAATGGACGTTCATTCTAAGGTTTTATATGGAATTTTATTAGATATACTCAAATTTGGAAATGACAGTACTTGGATAGATGAATCAAATAGAGTTTATATCAATTGTACACGTTTAGAAGTACAAGATATTTTAAAGATTGGAAAAGATAAATGTACGGCTTTATTTCAAGAATTAACATTATATGGATTAATAGAAGAGGTTAGTCAACGTAGGCAAGCTAAAAGAATTTATTTAAAAAAGTTTGATAAAGCATAATTCATTACCATAAGCCGTATTTTTTGATTTTAGCCATCAAATACATTGTATGAATCATTTTATATTACTACATAAAGCAACAGCTAAAATCACTAATTTTGAACGAATTAAATTATATGACGAAAGGACGGTTAATATGACACTCTTGAATACATCTTTGAAATTAATGAACCATCAGAACCAAGAAATCTACGCAAGGCAACAATTTCAACTAGCCATCACACAGGCGAAACAGAAAATAACAAGTGGTTTTCTTGTTGTTTTATGTTTTGCAACGCAGGGGTTAGGGGATGCGGAATCCCCTATCTCCGACCAAAGTAATCTTAAAAAATATAGTGTTAAATAGATATAAGAGGGGAATTTTGCGAAATGGCTTCAAATAGCATGTTTCCAGACTTGATATGTATCATACTGGTGATACATATATGTACCATATGCATGATACATATATGTTTGTCAAGAGTTTTATAAAAAATAATTTGTCAAGTAGTTTTTATAAATTATTTTTGATACAATCTATATCAATACATGGTACATATATGTATCATAATTCTACATAAGAAAAGAGGTCGATAACATGAATGACTTAGACGTACAAGAAATGAGAAAAAACGTAGGATTTACACAATTTTATGATGAACATCTTGACAAGTTATCGTATGTATATAAAGCTGATTGGTTGGCAGGAGCGATTTTTATGTTTTTAGTAAAACATATGGATAATCAGAATGCTGTAGTATGTAGTTATAAGGTTTTAATGGATAATTTTGAAAAAAGTAGAATGACGATTTATCGTGCAATTAAAATTCTTGAAGATAATAATTTTGTGAAAATAACGAAAGTTGGAACTGCAAATGCATTTAGTCTTAATTCTGAATTAGTATGGAGGTCGTGGAATAATAAAAAACAATATGCTAAATTTACTGCAAATGTTATCGTATCTAAAGATGAACAGATTGCAAAGAAATCTGTTAAGTCTAAAAAAATTACTACACTTGGATAATTTTTGTCAAAAATATTGTTGACAAAAATAAAACACGATGATATTATGTCGATGGTTGAGTTAGCAAGACAGCAACAAACATTCGAATGTGTCACATATGACGATATGTGAAAAAGTGAAGTGGATTAGAAATGATATATGATATTCTTTTGCAACAAGGATTTATGTTTCAAATTTAATCAGGTGTGTTAGAACAGGAAACTACAAACCTTACACGAAATGACAATAATTTTACAAATTTTACAATAACTCAACCAGTAAGAAACGCTCAAATTAGCTATGGTCAAATTAAGTCAATGTTAAAAATTGGGAGTGGTATGTCCCACTCCCAAACAGTATACTCAACCTAAAACTAAAATTTTTCTGTATCTGTTGGATTATTGAAAATTCCAAATGCTATTAATACAGCAAACAATAAATCAAATATTTCTCTAAAACTGCCTTCGTCTAGTCCAATGGCAGGAAATAATCCATAAGTCTTTAAAATTGTTAATAACAAAGCTACAACAGATGCCCATGCAACAGGTGAACGAAACCTATTCTGCATAAAACTCACTCCTTTCTATGGAACAATACTATTCAACACAGTCCATGTTTTTTCTCCGCAAACTCCATCTGGAACTAAGCCATTTACTCTTTGAAATTCATAGACAGCATTAAAAGTTATTTGTCCAAAATATCCAGTAATCTCATGATTAAAATGACATAATACAGTTAACTTACGTTGTAGTATTTTAACGTAATCATTAGTGTCACCAAACCTACAAGTTGGATAAACAACAGGAGTAACTAATTTAGCTTTAAAATTATTCCATGCTGTCCAATCTCCATTATTATTCATTGTCTGAGGACAATTTTTTCTTGAAGCGTCATAGTGTCTTACGACATAATCATTCGAAATACCTAATTGCAATTTAAGGGTTTTTACTAGCCAAATAGTATTGTTTAACATGGTATTATAATCACCATCAGAATTAATACACATTTCAATACCTATGCTATTTTTATTACCAATTCCATAGGCAGAATGACCATCTCCGCAGTGCCATGAATAATACTTTTTATAATCATTAGTCTGTATAATCCTATTGTTGTCAACAAAGAAGTCTGCCGATGATTGCCTATCTGCTTGGTTGAAATATATAAAATGATTGTAGGCATTTGCACCAGTTGTTCTATTGCCTGTGTCGTGTACTACGATGTATTTAATTGCTCCTGCATAACTTCTATCTAATGCAGTTTTATTATAAGCAATTTGCATAAATTCAATCATCATGCTCACCCTTTCTGTTTATTTTTTTTATCTAATTACATATCTTGAACCCAAAGCAATAACAAGAAACAGAACAATTGCACACACTTTTAAACACTTTATAATAAAGTTATTAAAGTACATATACAACACCCCTTATTTGCTTGTAATTTCGATTATTAGGTACGTTAGACCTGCGACTAGTATTGGTGGTAGTGCTTTGTCAATAATGGATTTAAGGATAGAATTTAAGCT